GCGTATTATAACGCCGACATGGACAGCATACAGGTTTATTTTAAAGATACGAGTTCGTACACCCAACCTTTAAACCAGAATGTTGAGGTTCATTTGAGCCATGATACTGATGAAATTACCGGGGCTACTATATTAAATATCAAACAGTTAATAGAGCATAACAAATGACCGACACAGACTTTCAAAAACTATTAGACATCCGCAAACTTCTTAAAGAAGCATACGATCATTATTTTGAGAATACAGACGGTCATTGTAAACGTGAAGAAGGTCATATTAGTGTAGAATTTGGCAACTATTGGGAAGACCAAGAATGTCAAATGAAAATAACTTCTGTAAATATTTATAGTTATGTATTTGGAAGTTCTCGTTCACACTATTATGATAGTGTAGACACAGCACTAGAAGTTGTAAAAGCATGGCACAAAGAAGAAATGGAAACAGATTATGAGGAACAAAGACGATTAGAGGCAGAATATAATGCCGCTCATGCTCCTCGTAGAACATATATAAGAGATGACGAGGATTATATCCATGAATAATCTAATACGAAAGGAAAAATAATAAGTGATATCATGATATATTTCACATCTGATACTCACTTTGGTTAGCCTTCGGGCTAACTAAGGTCACAATAATATAATAAAGTATTGCAATCGCCCGTTTGATAATGTTCACATAATGGATCAGGTTATATTCGACAGAATCAACGAGACTGTTGGGGTTGATGATACTCTGTACATACTGGGTGATTTTTGTTTTAGGGGTAAAAAGCCTATAGACTATAGAGTGCGTATAGCCTGTAGAGATGTTCATATCATATTCGGCAACCATGACAAGAGGACTGACTATTATCCCGATGATCTTGTTACAGACATGAATGGTTTTAGCAGCATACAAGAAGTTAAAGAAATAATATATTGTAATCAACGAATATATCTCAGTCATTACCCTCATCGCTCATGGCCTGCAAGTCATAAGGGTAGTTGGATGCTGTTTGGTCACGTTCACTCTAAACTAGACAGTGAAGATAAAAATTCTTCCAGAAAAACACTAGATGTTGGTGTGGATAATTGCGTTAATTATGATAAGCCTTTTGGACAACCTTTTAGTTTTAAAGAAATCCAACACATTATGAATCATCACAGACAAGGAAGGTAAAATATGAAATTAGTATTAGAAGGATGTTTATGGATAGTAGGCTTGGGACTAATTGCTTATAATAATTGGCAAATGGCAATCGGTGTATATCTTTTACTATGGGCTAATAATATGGACTGGAGTAGGAGACTAGATGTAAATTTATTTAAAGCCTTGGATTCTATGTCTCATAGTTTTAATATTATTCACAACAAAAGAGAATAAGATGATTATTCGTAGTACCATAGACAGTTCTTGTGAAGGGCGCATGTACTACCTTTATAAAAGCATGGGCAGAGAATATAAAGAATATCTCCCCAAAAGCAGAACCAGACTTAGTGAATATAATACGGAAATGATGATTCAAGAACTAGAAAAAGATTCTTCTGTTAAAAATATCTATATTTACAAAGTGAGATACGATGATGGTCAAATATCTATTCTGGCTAATCCTAACTACCCTATAGATGGCTTGTATTGCGAGGATGATGACGATAAATTTAAGTCTTGACTGTGCAGTAGCCGATGGTATAATGAATAGGTATGAGCAATCCTAAATTTGATAGTTTCTGGCTGGCAGATATTTTTGTGGTAATTCTAATTTATGTAATTACTTATTACTGGTTTTGGTAATGCTCTATCTTAAACAAACTCCTTACAACTCTTATTGTGTAAGTGCCGATTCAACAATAGAATTAGCCACTGCTTTTTTGCGTTTTCAAGAACACTATGAAAGTCCCAACGATCAATTTCGTGGACAAGTTTTTACACTAGGGCAATATAGATTATGGTATGAGAAACAATACGGTTGGTTTTCATACTATACTGATTGGACAGGATTTAACGTACATAGTTATGTATTAGATCCATTCAGAGAAGGATTATTTGATCCTTTAATCCCAGAAGAACAAAATCTCATTTCATTATTCGCAAGAGCCCCATCAGATAAGTTTTATATTATAGGGGCAAACTCAAACGATGTTCTGCACCATGAATTGAATCATGCTCTTTATGCTTATAACAAGGACTACTCAGATGAAGTTAACAAAGTTTTTGATGCTAATCTAGAACATATCAAATACGCATTGGCTTATCTCTTAGAAAAAGGATACTGCAAATACTTACTATATGATGAATTACAGGCATATATTTTAGACAATGATAAAGATATAATGCCGCTAATTAAACACAGCCCAGTTATCTATTCTTTGCATCGTTTGTATTCACAATACTCGGAGAGACATTATGAGACCTGATATTGCTGCTGGAGTCAAGCCCGGAGACACTGTTTATAATTGTTTTATGGAACCTCTCAAGGTTAATCAAAAAATAGTACACACATCTGATGTTTATCCGTCATCTCATTATATTCAGTTTATCGTAGAGGACAACTCAAACAATACCCATAATTATTATTGTCAAGATTTGTATCTGGCAGACCTAGAGGATGAGGATGATGCCGAAAAGTCTTGGGTCAATTGGGCTAAAGATAACAAAGATTTTTTAACTACATTCGATCATATAGAAACTACTAAGGAAATTTACAAAACTGCTTTTGCTAATGGATTTGAGTATCGTAGATATGTTTCCCATAAGGAGCAAATGCAAAAATGAGCGATAAATATTTTACAAGTCCTCAAAGATTCGAGTTTTTGCGTAGTATTAGAGAGTCTGCTTTTCAACAGGGTCAAATTTCTAAAGAACAACACAAAGATTGGCAGCTTTATATAGATGAATGTCAAAGGAGAGATGCCGTACCAGATATAAATAATAACCCATCACTAGAACAAGACTTAAGATATTCTAAATATATTTCTGACAAGTGTAAAGAATCCGAAATATACAGTCAAAATTTATATGCAGCTTTGTGCAACAATGAATTTTCTAAACAAGATAAAATTTGGAGTTGTTCTTGGAGAAGTGCTGGTGGCATAGTGTCTAATCTACGAGAAGAAGGAGATTACATAAATTGGTATTGTAGCGGGATTGGATCAGACGTTCCTTTCCTGCCAGAAAGCGTAGTGTCTGATGAAATTCGTAAAGATATAGAAGATTTAGGATGGACAATCATAGAAAACATACATGAGGATTCACTGTGACTTGGGATGGAACATTCAAATACGATCCTGTTAATCCTAATAAGGTTAATGAAATATTAACTACTTATAAGGGACAGCCTGTACTAGATTATATTATCGAATTATATCGTCTAATAGAATATCAAAGAGATCAGATGGTCGCACAGGAAAAACAAATTATATTACTTAAACATATAGAGGCATGGAAACACTACGATAAACCACTGGACCAATACAATCCTAAAACTAGAAAGTATCAGTAATAATGCTGTGGCAAAATATAAAAACTTGGGCCAAAGACCAGGGATATAAGGCTGATCGTAAAAAAATAGATGGCGAAGAAAATTCATACAGCTATAATTGGTTCAAGCTTGATGATGATACCATAAAGGGTACTACTACTAGTGTGAGCAAGGTAGCAACAGCAATATTTAACCATATCACAGACAATGCTCATGTTGAATATCAAAAGGAATACAAAGACAAGTTAGCACAACAGGATATAAAACATGAAGTCGAAGGATGGTAAAAAATTTAGTATACAGACTATATCTATTACTCTTGCTGGTTTGATAGGTTCAGCACTGAACGGTATAATAGCATATGTCGCGGTTTATTTTTTTAAACCTCTGTGGGAAAAAATCGTCAAATATTTTCATAAACAGTAAGAGAATAATATGAGTAATTATCTTAATATAGACATTCCCGTATTTACTAGTTATCTAGATTCAGGATTTTTATATAACAAGCCCCCAGATATTGCTAATGATCGAATTCCTGTAGAAGTTTTTGGATTTGTTAGTATCCCTCAAAGATGTGCTATGTTTAATGTAATGACCGAATACGGCACTCAACACGCACGGGTTCCTATACATTATTTAAGAACAAAAGAATATAATAAATCAAACACAATAGATTATACTCTGGATTGGTTACAACTATGGGATAGTTTAAGTTATTATGTATCGATTAACCAATACCAATATCTAAAAAATAGAGCGGCTAAAATTATCCTCAAGAACCAGACTTTTGCATTTGTAAAGTATATGTTTACTATAGACTGGTGCTTAGGACATGGCTACTATAGTGGATATGGTGAAATGGCTGGTGGACATAAATGTGGCCATGTTTTTGAAGGAGATGATCAGTATTTCATACAGCCTAATAATCGTATATTTTGGATGGATGGAGGTAGTTGGATCAACAAAACATTACCCAATAAACCATCTTGGAAAGTTTTTACACAAGAATTTAGTTGCGAACACCACGCAAAAAGATGGATCACAAAAAACGAAGAAGATGAATGGTTCTATGAATTTAAGGAGGTAAATAATGAGTAGTGTAAAGCTGGTATCGGTCACTCCCGACGCTGAAAAACTTATGGCTTATTGTGCTAGAGTCAGCAATCCCAACAACCAAGAAAATCCAAATTATGCTAAATTACTTAAGTATTGCATAGATCATCAACACTGGAGTATTTTTGAACAAGCTTTCATGACTGTTGAGATAGAAACAACAAGGGGTATTGCTGCTCAAATCTTAAGGCATCGTAGTTTTACTTTTCAAGAATTTAGCCAAAGATATGCTGACACTTCTTTACTTTCAGCAGAAATTCCTTTATTTGAATTGCGTCGTCAAGATACCAAAAACAGACAAAATAGTATAGATGATATTGAAGACGAAATAAAATCTAAATGGAGAGTCAAAATAAGAGAACACTTTGCCAAAGGTAAGGCTATTTATGACGGCATGATACAAGACGGAGTTGCTAAAGAGTGTGCTAGATTTGTATTGCCTTTGGCTACTCCAACTAAACTATATATGAGCGGTTCTATAAGATCTTTTATTCACTGGATACAATTAAGATCAGCAAACGGAACTCAAAAAGAACACATGATTATTGCCAATGAAGCCAAAGAAATTTTTAAACAACAATTTCCTATTACATCGGAGGCTTTGGAATGGTCTTAAGATTTACTCCATATTTTGAAACATTATTTGCTGTTCCTCTAATTATAGTAGGATCTTTGCTTCTGTTATTTACTATAACATGGATTGGTTTACGTTTTCTAGATTATATCGAAAGGAACGATCATGACTAATACCGTTGAAGAATACCTAGTAACTGCCCAAGGATATGAAAACAACGACGAATACAAACAAACAATATTACTACACGATTCTTTTTTTGTAGAAAATGAAGACAATGCTACTCAGGCATTTAAAGATAAGTTTGAGCCAACGCATACCGTTATGAACATTTATTCTGTTACGAAAATAAATTCCTAAGCATACTACAATGGACACTAAACAATCTTTTGTCATTAAAGTTGTAAGAGAATTACTCTCACACAACTTCTCAGTTTTGCTACACAATAAAACACATATTGATGGATATGGAGGATGGTTTGGCAATGATGAGGGAGAAGAAGAATTTGTGGTGGCAATGAAACATCCTATGAGTTTTGAAATTTTTATCCATGAGTATTGTCATTTTTTGCAGTGGAAAACTGATAGAAATTTTTGGGAAAGCTCAACAGAATATTATGACATACTCTTTAACTGGATAAAAAATCCTGAATTAATAATATCTATAGATGATCTTACTAAAAGCTTAAATACAATACTGTCTTTAGAGCATGACTGCGAAAAGAGAGTTTTAAAATTAGTACAAAATAATCCTATTGAAAATTTTGATACTGATAAATATAAAAGAGCAGTTAATGCTTATCTGTGGAGTTATCATCTAAATTTAGAATTAAGGAAAAGGCCAGTTAATCCTATTTACTCTGACAGGGTATTGCCTTATATGTCTAATGTGTTTGTTAATGATCTCAGTTATTATCTTGACAAAAATAATCTATCGAATGACGCTCGTAATGCTTTGCTGGCTGAGTACGAATAATTAAAGAAGCATTTGACAACTTGCCGATACTGTGGTATATTGGAACGGAATAGGAGATTTTATGATTCGTCCCGGCCTCTGTTGCATTTCCCTGACACTTCAAGAACGTGATCCTCCAGTTAAATTTCAAACAATGACCTTTAAAAGATTTTCTAGTTTGCCTAGAAATGAAGCATTGAGTATTCTTGGTGACAGGATTCTGAACAACCTTGAAACAACTAACGAGACTATTAAATTCTGTGGTGAAAACAATTGGGTCTATCGTGTATCGTCCGATATTTTTCCACTCATTACTTATGATGAAGCTAACGTATCTCTAGAAGATTTGCCCAATCATGACCTTATCCAAGATGAGTTTGATAATATTGCACAAACTATCTCCTCTACTAATGTTCGCGTATCCGCACATCCAAGCGAGTATAACTCTTTAGCTAGTTTGTCTGATAGAGTTGTTGAAAAAACAATTACAGAACTTAATTTTTATAGTAGTTTTTTTGACCGAATCGGATTGCCAGCAAATACTAATGCTGCGATGAACCTACACGTTCACAACAATAACGGAACCAGAGAAGAAATTTCTCGCAGATTTTATGAAAACTTTAGAAAGCTTGACGAGAACTGTCAGGCTCGTCTTACGATAGAATGTGATGACAAACTTAATTGCTGGAGTGTAAAAGAACTCGTAGATATTTTTCATCCTATTACTCGTATTCCTATCTGTTTCGACTATTTGCATCACAAGTGTCATCCAAATAATTTGACAGAATGTGAAGCTATTAATATGTGCTACGACACTTGGCAGACAACTCCGCTTTTTCATTACAGTGAATCAGCACCGGGAAATAATCCTCGCAAACATGCGGACTATGCTATTGAACCGATTAATACATACGGTCTTGAATTCGACCTCGATTTTGAGATTAAACAAAAGTGTTTGGCTATTAAGAAGTATCAGGAACTTTACCCAGAATTTTCACCAATAGGAGTTTAAAATGGCACAAATCGTCTCAATTTCAATTAGTCCTAATGTTAATACACAAGCGGTTATTAACTTGCTCAAACAAGATCCAAAGATTACTATTAGTAAAGAGACAATTGCAGAGGATGGAACTCGATATATTCCAATAGAGAAAAATTAATATGAGTGCATGGCTAATTTTATTGACAGGATGCGTATACGCATACGTTGCTATAGAACAAGGTATGAAGGGTAATACTGGTATGCTTATAGCATATTTAGGGTATGCTTTTTCTAATATCGGTTTGTATATGTTAGCATCAAAATAAGGATATGTTATGAATAAACCAAATCCAAAACCAATAAATCCAGAAACTCCTAGAGCAAAAAGTGTTAAATCATATCCTTTAAATAATATATATCCTGATTCTATGCAGGATGATGTTTATATAAGACCAGATAACGATTCCATATATACTCCTATAAACTTGGATAAGATCAACGAAACTTTGGACAAAGCAGCAAATGAAGATACTTCAAAAGACAATTAAACGAGCTTATGATAATTGGCAACCAGATCCTCTAATTCGTTGTTATCATTATGCTGCTGCTTTTGACGGCAATAAGATGATTGAGTTTGCACAAAATAATCCTGTTAAAATGAGTACTAAAGCTTTCAGAATTGGTAAAAGATTTAACATATCTAAGTATTTGGAGTATCCGTATGTTCATAGTGAATCTCATCTTATTTCTAAACTACTTGATCGCTATAACTCCATTGATCCTAATTGGAGCGTATGTGTCTTACGAATTAACAGACTGGGATTGATCTTAGGAAGTAAGCCGTGTGTTAATTGTTCTAAACTATTAAATGCTGTTGGACTTAACAATATCTATCATAGTGATGATGAAGGTAATTTTGTTTGTCCTACCAAAATTATCAAGATTGAATCATTTATGCCCTTTTGATCCTTTCGATAGATTATCCTTTGCCCATAATGGTTGCAAATTAGTATAGTGGAAACATTTTTTTTGTGCTTCTGGATCTTTTAAATCAAAACTTGCACAAGGTCTTATATGATCTATATGCCAACCCTTTAATCCGTAATTATTCCAACTCATACCATCAGTCCACAAGTTTTCTATATGTAATCGCAGTTGTTCTATACTACATCCAGTTAATTTTATGCTAGATTTACTCTTTTTGGATTTTTTTATAGCATAGTTAATTCTACGTCTTAAATTATCTTTGATTTTATGGTTAATATCTGTTTTTCTTTTAGCTCTAGAATAGTGATTAATTTTTATTTTAGTTTCCGGTAATGTATAGTATTTTTTTCTTGTTGTGGCTATCTTTTTCTTATTAAGAGCATAGTATAATTTACAATTTTTATTACTGCATTGTTTACATATGCCTCTATACCCGGTTTTTAATACTCTATCTTTTGCATATCCTGAAATATCCTTATCTATACCGCAAGAATTACATTTTTTAGTCATATTGACAACTCCGGTTTCCAGTGTATAATACACTAATTCAGCATGAACACATGAGAAATTTTTTATCAAAGTGGAATAATATTATGCTAAGAACAAGATGGCATTATTGGACGTGCGGTAAATTTGCCGATTGGATTAGAGGAGAAAAGAAACCTTATGCTCTTGAGTGGGAAGCATGGGATAATTATTACTCTGATCTAAAAAAGAGAAAGCCTATTAGGTATTGGATAACAGAACATTTTCTCAAAACTCTGCAAAACATAATCTATTTGCCATACGACATTTATGAGACTATTGATTGCTATGTTCGTAATCGCTGGATAGATAAGACTCATATGATAGACACTGGATTCAAACCCGGTGGATATTATGAAATTGACCAAAAGATTTTGCATGGTTTGTTTACCGAATTGGTAGATTTTGTAGAAAAAGACTTGGCCCATATGGGTGATTATAGCAGTAAGAAGAAATACAAGTTTAAGAGGGGGCGATGTGTTGAGGCTGCTTATGAATACTTTAATTGGGCTAGCAGATTAAAGGATACTTATCCAGACGGAACCAAAAAGGCTAGTGAGCAGGCTAAGACCTCAAGAAAAATCAAGAAGCTTTATGAGTGGTGGACAAAAATCAGACCAGCTAGAGTTGATCCTTATGTTTCTAGCGGGTGGCATGAAGCGTGTAAACATGATGATGACAAACTCTTCAGTCTGCACAATGAAACTCCAGCAGAAATGAGAAAAATCAACCAAGCACTTAAAAAACTTGGTAAAATTGAGGAGAAGTATGATAACGAAGACACAAATATGCTGATCGAACTTATTAAAATTCGTCACCACCTGTGGTCATAAAGTTTAAAGAATGGCTTGACAAACGACGATAGTATGGTACAAACACGCTACAACCCTTGAACAATGGAGGCTAACGTGCTGTGCCGATACTGCCAAAGCGTAATCGATAATGACCGACTTGAATTTTTAACAGAATTTCATCGTCCTATGGTCTGTAAAGACTGTTCAACAGAACAACGTGCTGTGGGTTATATGTCGTGGGAACATAAAACAGCACCTAGTTTGGTTATGGTTCCTGCTAATGCTAAAGAAACTATTCGTAAACTTGATAGAGCAAATCGGAGGGCTAGGTGATTATGACTAAAATAAAATTTTTTTGGAACGGATTGGATACTTCTGTGCAAACGTGGCTATATGAAAATCCACATATAGACATTATATCTACCAATTTTGCTTGTAATAGTCTTGGTTGGGGATATGTTATTCTTTACAAGGAGGGCGAAGCCCATGAATAAAATGACATGGTTAGATCTTTATACTTTTTTGCACAATAAAGCAAATAATATTCATAGTGTTGGAACTTTTGACTGGGATAGTCCAGTGTCTATCTATGATGGTGATACTGGGGACGAGTTTGATTGTGACACTTATTATCTCACAGACAAAGACAAAGAGCGTTTGGTACTAATGTTCAACATTGAGGAAGGAAAGAGTGCTTAATGGATTTGGAAATAGAAAGTTTGTTGTTTAAACAAGTTGAGAAGCCTAAGAATTTTTTGATGACTAAAATTGTCAATGTTTACGACAATAGATATCGTATTAATGTATATACTGAATTTGAAGAAGATAATCTGACTAAAAAAAGAATCTCTGCTAGTTATTTTTGTCATTATAGTCCTGGTAATTTTGTTATAACTAGCAAAGAAAAAGAACCAGATAAAAAGAAACTTTTTTGAAACTTCTAAAGACTCTCGCTTGACAAAGCCGATAACTGTGGTATGCTTAGTGTGTATCAGTTACTCAATCATAGGAGATATGAACTATGCCAAAAGGAAAAAAAACTTGCCCGTCATGTTCGTTTGAAACAGGGCCGAGGGCTTACTGTTGTTCTAAATGTAACCACATTTTTGCTTTTAAGCCAAAAAGTAAAGAAGCAAAAAATACAAAAATCATCAAAGATTTTAATTGGCGTGAATTGGTTAAAGGTGATCGCATAAGAGTTTCGTCTGGCCCCTATTATGTATCCAAGGGTGAGTTTATTCCGATGGGCTATCGTGGTCGCTTTGTTGTAGAAAGTATTGATGAGCATGGTATTCGTGCTTTTGGTCTTGACAAACACGCCGGGTTTTGTCACATTTATATGGGGCCAGACATTCAGAACAAAGAAACCAAAGTTTGGAAGATCAAGCACAAACTGTTGAAACTTAAACAAAAAGAGGTTGCTTCGTGAGTCTAACAAACGAACAAAAATATCAGCTCAATAAACTAATAGACCATAGAGATCAAATTACTAATAGTTTGTTTCATATTGAAAGAATTATAAAAGAGTATTTTCCAGAGGAGTTTGATATTGCTTATCAGCACTGGATTCCTCAAATCACAACATCTCTTTATGAAGATCAAAGATGGTTGCCTAGAGGCGAACAAACTATGCAGCACACCATTAATCGTCTTTTGGACAAGACGGTAGAGAAAAATGATCAAAATGTTTCAAGATTTATTTAGTTTGGGGGGTGTAAAATATGGAAGATACAAATATTTATTCGATTATTGATTTAGATGGCTATGCCTCTTCTATTAGAGATGGAGTAGCACAATCTTTTGTTGAAAACTATGAAGAAAATTTAGATGAGTATATCACTATTGATCAGGTAAAAAATCTGATTATCGGATATAGTCTTGGTCAAGATGAGGATAATAATTATTTGATTAATGCTGAAGTTTTTAACGATACATTTGATGATGTAAGAGAATGGTTCTATGAGGCCGGTTTGTCTAAATTGGCAGCAAAGGGTGTAATAGAATGTGCATGGGATGATAATGAAGATCGAATGATTTTCTGGGTTAAAGACAATGAACAACAATCAAATAACACAACTGAGACTGGAAATAGATAGCATTAAAGAATATTTAGAAACTGAATTGTGTAAAAAATGTGAGGAAATGACCAAAAGACTACAAGAGTGTTATGTTGTCTTAGAAAGGCTCAATGAAAATAATAACTAGAATTCATCCTATTGCATATATTATATTAGGATTTTTATGTTTATCTCTAGGATTCAATTTGCTGCAAAAATCAGAAAACCAAAGACTTCGCAAAATGCTAGATAAAAAATCTCAACCCATTATAATAGATCTTCCAGATCCATATCCATATCCACAAAATGAAAAAAATAGCGTAAGAAAAACCTTTAATCATACAACTTAGGGGGCGAAATAGAATCGATTGGATATAGAAGATTATATTAGCAAGTAGTGGTTTATCGACAGGCCACTTTAAAAGTCGATAAAATGCTTTAACTGGCACAAATCAGTTAGCCCTTGCTGCTTAATAAATAGTAGCAACAATCTTAGAAAGCGATGAAGGTAGCGTTCAAAAGATTGTCGTAAAATCCTTCGGCTGCTAGAATAGCCAACGGGTTCTAGCCTGAGATTAGTTGGTACGACAAGATAAATGTTGTTTGTTCTTTAATCTTGTTTAAAATTTATGAATAAAATAAACTTGTAGAAGATATAATTAGACATATCGCAAGACGCGGGGGCAGATCCCGCCGCCTCCATTTAATATGAATAGAAAAATTTGTACATATTGCGGTAAAAGGAAGAATAAGAAAAGCTTTCCTAAACACAGTATGTATAAAGATAATCTAGATAATAGATGTAGACATTGTGTAAAAAAACATTCTAAAATACGTCATAAACTTCATAAAGAAGCCCCGATAAAGCCAGAGGTTTGTGAGTGTTGTGGTAAAGTACCATATAAATGGTGCTTAGATCATGACCATGACGATAATAGTTTCAGAGGATGGCTCTGCGAACCCTGCAATACTGGAATAGGTAAATTAGGAGATGATATGCAGGGAATTACAAATGCTATGAATTATTTTCTTTCAAGAATAAAAAGATATGAAAAATAAAATCATACAACATCTTACAGAGAATAAGATGACATATTGGCAACACTTTAAATTCGCTATCCTTTATGGATTATTGTGTTTAATAGCGGGTTTTTGCTTGGTAATTCATGCCATATTCCCATGCTGGTTTCAGACTGCTGGCAGCGATTTGGTTCAATCTATGGCTATTGTTTTCAAGAAACGACGACGATTAGACGATACTTGACAAGAGGACTGGCGTATGGTATACTTACGCTAAACAACGGAGACTAAAAGATGATTCATGATTTTGATTATGTTTGGGGAATGGTTCGTGATCTGAGGGCTACTAGTAGTACTAAAGATAAAGAAGGTATTATCCTTGATTATTGTGGACACAACACAGCATCAGCAAATTTTGCTAAAAATATTCTTCGATATACTTACCATCCTTTGTGGCAATACAATGTAACAAGCGACAATCTTAAAAAGAAGAATCATCTTGTTGCAAGAAAGAATGATTACAAGAATTTTTTTGATCTTCTTGATGATCTAAAAAGTCGTAAGATTACTGGTCACGATGCTATTGCGGCAGTAAATAGTTTTGTTGAACATCACAGTGACCATGAAGAACTTATTCATTGTATTATTGATAAAGACCTTAAAACCAGAGCGGGCGATAAAATTATCAACAAGGCTATTAAGGATCATATTCCAGAGTTTAGTGTGGCTCTGGCAGATAAGTATGATCCGAATATTGTAGACTGGAAGGATGGTTGGTATGTTAGTCGGAAAATCGATGGTGCTAGATGCGTTGCTATTGTTGACGATAATGGCGACACTACTTTCTATTCCCGCACGGGAAAAAACTTTGATACTTTGGATATTGTTGCTGGTGGTATTAAGGCTCTTGGCATATCTAGTGTAGTTTTTGATGGAGAGCTTTGTCTTGTAGATGAAGATGGCAACGAGGACTTTCAAGGAGTGATGAAAGAACTTCGTAAAAAAGATCACACCATCACTAATCCTTCATACAAGATATTTGATATGCTAACCCATGACGAATTTTATTCCAAAAAAGGAGAAGACAATAGGCCATTCTCTGTCAGGCTAAACAACCTCAAAGAAATTATGAAGAAAAATAAGTGTGCTTGTTTGAGCCTACTGGAACAAGTAAAAACTGAAACAGACGATGATTTTGCTTCTATGACTTCATATTCTAGTGAAGAAAATTGGGAGGGTCTAATCCTTCGTGCTGACGCTCCATATAAAGGTAAGCGATCCAAAGACCTACTTAAATATAAAAGTTTCAGCGATGATGAATATCAGGTCATAGATGTAGAGATGGGTCCGTTTCGTTATGTTAAGGATGGTGCAGAATGTGAGGAGACTATGCTATCTTGTGTAACCATCACGCATAAGGGATATCCCGTGAGAGTTGGTTCTGGGTTTAGTATAGAACAAAGACAGGATTTTTATAAACATCCTAAGAAAATTCTTGGTAAACAAATTACGGTTCAATATTTTTCTGAGAGCCAAAACCAAGATGGTGGAATTTCGCTAAGATTTCCGACCTTTAAGTTTCTGCACGGAAACACTCGAACAATATAATCTTGCGGTGTATCTCTAGATATCTTCTGGAGATATATAATGTATAAGGTCATTATTCGCACAATATTTTACCATTGGTTAATTTTATGTGCTGGTATTTCAATCGGTTTTATAGCCAATGCAGAATGGATAGGGTATAAAAGCGTATTGGTAGAAAGGTCTATTGATAATATCTTTTTTCCAATAGAATTTACTCCAGAGGTTGAAAAACAGGTTCAAGAAATTGGAGCATCTAAGATTTATACTGAATTAGGTTATCCTAACGAGTTTGAGGTTTTGGGAGAAGTCGTATATTACAATGATGAATTTTATTGGTGCAAATATAAGTACAGAGATGCTGATGATAAACTGATATTTGGTGAGTCTACCACAAGAGTACGATGGAAAACATGGGAATATAATTATGGTTATGCCGATGAGGTCATAGACACTCCACAAAAAGCAAAAGAGAGTATGGATCGATTAGAGTTATGGCACTCTAAGATTAGAGAAGCGATTAAACAAGCCGACGCTAAAGAACAAGAGCTTTTAGAACAAGAAACATCTAAGAATAAAACGACAACTTAGGGCAATACTCTAATTTAGTCTAAAGACGCACTGTTGACAAGCCGATAACAGTAGTGTAGAATGGATAGCATCACAGGACTTAGAAAACTTTTGGAGAACACGATGGATACTGTTTTGGAAACGAAGGAAAAGAAAACAACATACTGTAGGAGCAAGGCCGATGAATTTTTCACAAACTTTCCTAAAGACAAGATCGTATCCTACAAGGATTATTGGGAGTCCATTCGGCCACAGAATACCGCTGATATTTTCAGGCGTTATCTCTTTGCTTACTGCTCTGTTCATACTACTTGGAAAGGTAATTGCTCTGGTTATCAAGCCATTAAAAATTTTGACGAATGGATTGACAATCAAGATACTCTAAGACAAAAATTAGCTACGTCAGGCGTGGGTCTACACAACAATCGCACCAAGTATATTTGGGATTTTAGTCAGCAGTTTTGGAAGAACCCCAAAGATTTTTATCTTACCACTAAGAAGTACCACGTTAAAAAAAGAGATCAGATAGTCAATCGTATCATGGGTCTGGGTATGGCTAAAGTAAGTTTTGCTTTGGAAATGATACACCCTAATGAGTGCAGAGTATTGTGTGGTGACGTACACCAATTGAGACTGTACAACATGGAACACTTGACTTATAATAAAAGTAGAGAAGGAACGAGAAAATATAAGCAAATGGAGCAACACTGGAGCGTCAACTGCGGAAAACTGGGGGTGCCTTCGTATATTGCACGATCTATTTATTGGGATGCTCTACAGAAGAAAGAGGATAGTAGATACTGGAGTTATGTTCTAGAATCATAATACCAATGAGATTTAATAGAGTAGCTTTATTAGATAATGAAAAAATTATAGATCGAGGTTATCTAAATAAAATGATGCCTCAATCTGATTTGTCTTATTTATATGAAATATTTGGCGATTCTGGTAGAACATATTTAGTTACAGAAGATAAGTTTATGTATATCGTGGAGGAAGAAGATGAGCGAAAATGGTAAGGGGAGTCGCCCTCGACCAAAAACCGTGGATAGTCAAACTTGGGCAAAGAACTATGATCGTATTTTTGATAAGAAAAAGAAACACAAAAAAGAAAAATTCAAGTCTGACCGTTGACAGTGCCGATTATGTAGGTATAATGAAGAAAACAACGAGAGGTACAATCAGTCGAGTGACTGAGCCTCAAGTTGAACAGGTTGGTTAACTATTTGGAGGTTTATTATGGCTGAAGTTACTACTACTGAGAAGCAGACTCGTGTTCGTTGCAGTGATGAGCAGTTCCTTGAGGCAGTTTTTTCTAGCAAGACTTACGCTGAGATTGCTAGTAAGACTGGTCAGAAGGTTGCTAGTACGATGGCTCGTTATGCCCGTACTAAGGCCGCTCTGGCAAAGAAGGGTGTTGAACTGCCCGCTATGGAGAGAGCAAAGCCTGTTAAGACTGTCGATAATGTTGAGGCTATGGCTGAAACAGTTCGTCGTCTGAAGGCCGCTCATAATAACGGCTGATCAGATAAAATCAATAAGATTCATCATCAATCATATTGGTCAAGGACACAACCTCCAAGTTTAAATCCTGTGAACTAATATGGTTGGTGGTGAACTTATGGCCTCTTGGCGTAATAGGCAGCCGCAACGGACTTATACAATTTGAGTGCTTAGGAGGAAACCCCTAAAGTAGAATCGCTTAAATTCGGTGAAAGCTTAACTGCTAATACCGAGCCAAGTCTGAGTAATCAGAAAGGTGTAGAGACTAAACAGGCGATACCTAAAACTAGAAGTAGTAATGGTAAAGATATAGTCCAGACCACAAACAGAAATGGCAACGAAAGTTGTAGTGGTAAGAAAATCCGTTGGGAGTAATCCCGTGTGGGTTCAAGTCCCACAGAGGCCACTCAATACTTAAAGAAAGAGTTTACTCTTATGACATTCGACCAATGGCTATATCAAGACGAAGGTTTTGGAGAACGATCAGAAAGATTGTTTGAAGATATAAAAATCTGTGTTGAACAAGAACGGACAGATGATATTATAAAGTGGCTAATGGCAGCGTATGCTATGGGTCATGCTCAGGGATATGATACTGGATACTATGATTGTACAATAAATAAGGAAGAACTATGAGTAAAAACACTATAGAACTAAATGCTATTGGCTCTAAGGTTAAGTTGGAAGATGATGTTTATGGAATTATTACAGCTATTCATATTACTGATAATAACTCTATAAATTATGAAGTTGGTTGGTGGAATGGGCGATCTTATACCAAAGAAGTATTTTCTCCACAACAAATAACTGTTACCGTAGCAGAAAAATTGAGGATAGGATTTGCATGAAATATTCATCTAATAGATTGTGTCGTGCTAATGTTCCTTTTGATTGTCATAAATCTCTATTTCAATCATTTGAATTAGTAACAGTAAGAGAATATATTGACCATGATGGTGGTACGTATTTAGATGAAATAAATACAGCAGCAGAATATCTGGATGCGTCCGATGCTTATGATGATCCGTTCTATCGGATATATGGAGTCTATAAAAACCCTATGCCAAAAAAAATGACTTTTATTGCTGACTTTTTTAATATAGATGATGCTAGAAAGTTTTTATATGAACTTACTGGTGAAAGCGTAGACGTTATATCATACTAACATGATTAATAATGATTATCTAGTAGATGATAGTTATGCTGACTCTGGTGGCTATTGTGATTTTTTACCCATAAAAGACTGTTCAGATTTGGGCTTTAAGAGTTTTAAACGTAAAGACAAAGCACAACAGGCACTGGATTATCAGAAAAAATTAGCCCACTTCGATCTTGCTCCAATTCCCATAACCAATCTTTGCAAGATACCTTATTATTTTGATCCAAAAATATTAGCAGTTTGGACTCCATCAGAAACCACTACCGGATGGGGATTCGTAACGGAGAAAGCCCGTCTAATAGATTATAAATACATAGACAACAACAAAAGCTCCTATTTGCATAAAATACAAGATTTAGTAGATAAGATTTGGAAAAAAACACGATTAAAATTTTGGGATTGCCACGAACACAATGTGGGTTATATCAAAAGGGGGCGTAAAAAACATTTTGTTTGTATAGATACGGGTAAAGAAAGTTTCGACCCACACAGCAATGCGTGGGGTTTTGCTGAACCTGGGCCTAAGTGTTGTTATTGTAATAGATATAATTGTAAATGCGAGGACTAATTATGCCTTATATTAAAGAAGAAAATAGACTAAATTTAGATGATTGTATAGAATCAATGGTAAAGTGCTTTAAAAATAACATACCAAACGATAACGAAAAAAACCCTTGGTCTAATCCTCAAAATCGAGGAATTTCTAACGAAGAATTGTTGAGTGTATGTGGAGATATTAACTATTGTTTTTCCCGTATTTTAGGCGGTCTTATTGGTCAGGTATCTTACTCTAAGATTGCAATCATAACTGGTGTACTAGAGAATATTAAGCAAGAATTTTATCGTCGTGTAGCAGAGGCTTATGAGGATAAAAAGATATTGGAAAATGGAGATATTAAAGAATATAAAAAACTGTGACGGAGTTATGTTATGTCAAAAAATATAGATGATGTTTATAAAGAAGTAGCTAAAATTAATAAGGATATTCAGGCTTTAGATAAACAAGTATCAGATGACATAGCACAAATTAAAAAATTCTTCAAAGGTTTTGACAAGAAGCTATCTCTAGTCTTAGAAAAGATACAGGAATTCGAGGTTATAATGGATGCTGCTGAAATTATAGAAGAACATATGGAGGAAGAAGAAGAAAAATACAATACAGAATGGAATCCTTACGAAGATGAGGATTATGTAGCAGAAGACTATGAGAGCTATGATGATGAAGAGGATGGCTGATGGCGAGTTTAGCTCTAATTATTTCTCTGATTTTTTTGAGCTTAATCATTATTGGTCCGCTTAGTTATATCATATGTAGTTTTGATTGGACACCCAAGTTACTCAAATATTTCTTGGCTATATTTTGTATGATTGTTGGTCTATGGGCTATATTTATTCCTGTGCCATTATTTAAAATACTAGGCTTGATCAACTTTTCTATAGGATTAAAATTGACTTTAAAGGCAAAATAAAAACACAACTCAAGGTTGACAACGGAGTTGGTCGATGGTATACTTGAGGGATCACAGGACAATTTCACTTTTTGGAGACAGTAGCAATGAAGTTGGCAGATCGCACGGTTGAGATTCATAGTCGCGGGCTTGATAGTTCTAATCAGTTCACTATCGCCCAAACTAGCAAAATGTTTAAAATCCTTTCGGACTCTCTTTATTCCGATAAGGTTATGGCTGTTATTCGTGAACTTTCTACTAATGCTTATGATGCTCATGTAGCAGCGGGAAACAAGAATCCTTTTAAGGTGACTTTGCCTACTCAAGCCAATCCTAATTTCACAGTACGAGATTATGGCACTGGTCTTAGTCAAAAGGATATGGAAGAACTGTATACCACATACGGTGCGTCCAATAAGAATGACAGTAATGATTTTGTGGGTTGTCTTGGTCTTGGCTCTAAGAGTCCGTTCGCTTATACTAAGAGTTTTAGTACCACATCTTACTACAACGGCAAGGCGTATAATTATATTGCTGCTATGGACGAGGGTGGTGTTCCTAGTCTGAATCTGTTTGGAATCACTGAAACATCTGAGCCTAATGGTCTTGAGATTAGTTTCGCTGTTAAGCAGTATGACTTTACTGAATTCAGTAATAAGAGTAAAAGAGTTTTCCACTACTTTAAGATGAAGCCGATCATTGAGGGTGGTGTTTGTGATACTCTTAAAGATCACTCGTATTCTCATACTAATACTGTTATTGAAGGCAAGGGTTGGAAGATCGGACGAGTATCATCTAATCACTATCAATATCCTAGTCATCATTATGGCCCCGGTTCTGGCGTTGTGGCTATCATGGGTAATATTGCATATCCTGTCGATGCCACCAAAATTATTGGTGATGAAAAAGAAATCAATAGTAACGATGCTATTCAGCGATGGAATCGTGCTTTTAAGAAAGCGGACGTTGATAACTGGAAGAATCTAGTCAGAGAGATTCTAAACTCTGGACTTTATCTTGAAATCCAGTTTGGTATTGGTGAACTTGAAATGGATGTTAGTAGAGAGGGTTTGCAGTACACAAAGAATGTTATCAATGTATTGCGTGAAAGAACCCAGGAGATTTATCTGACGCTCAAGGAGGATATGAGTAAAAAACTTGAGGCTTGTACCAATCTTGTTGACGCATATCAGACATATTATAATCTGAGCGATCTTGCTGGCGGCTGGACTGCTGGTGCGTCTTGGACTGACACTGATGGTAAGACTCATGAATTGACCAGTGGTAAAGACCTTGAGTATACTTTCAAGAAAAGTAAGCAGTTGTATGTGTTCAACTTTAGAACTGCTGGCTATCGTTCTAGGCGTATGGTTTATCTTACCAATCAGATTCATTACCAAACCATACAAGGTGTTGGTGAGTATTATTGGAGCGGAGCCAAGAAAAACGGCAAGATGGCATTTTTCAGATGTGATGTTAAGGGTGCTGAAACCGCTAAGAAAATCGTAACTAAATATTGCAACACAAATGATTGTTTTGCATATCTTATGATCGATAGCGATAATCCAGAAGATTCGTCGAAAGGTTTTGATAAATTGATCAAAGACATTGGTGGCGAATCTAATGTTCTAAATGTTTCTGATTATCGTAGTCTACTGAGCGGTGGAACCCGCCAGAGTAGAGGGTCAACAGGAACTATTAGTAAGGACGAGATTTTTGCTATCTCTAATCTTGGGGCAGATAAGAACTGTGCGTTACTTGGTGGAAATGAATTGAATGACTCATCTTATCTTAGAGAGTTGTCTGACGATCTTATGGAATACATCGAAGACGAAGACAACGAGATTGTCTATGTCCCTATCCTGCGATATGCTTCAGTGGACGGCTATCCAGAGATCCACAAGATTGTGTCACTAAGTCAAAATACTGATACATCTCTTGGTAAGAATCTTTTTGATAGTCAGAAGATTTTTGCGATCAAGCAAAGTGCTGTAGATAAACTGAAGAAGGAAGGTATCAATCTTGTAAACTTTAATGAGTGGTTCAAGAAATGGGCCGACAAGATTGTCAACAAGCTCATAGACAAAGTAGCAGTTTATGGCGATATTATCGGATATGTTACGGGCGAATTTAATTGTCAGGACAAAACATTTGGGGACGGGTATTATTACTACCACTGTAAGTATAGTGATCGTAAAATTGTATATCATATCTTTAACTTGTTTGGTCTAGACTATCGTAAGCATATTCAAAACAGCGATTTTTGTGATGCTCTGGATCAATGGTTAATGATGGAATTTTTCTCGGTCACTATTCATCGTGATAGGTTTGACATTACTAGATTCAAGAAAGATGACTACTATGCTCATATTGCTACAATCTTGAATAAGTATGGTATGAACGGTATTGATCCGTCACAGATCAAAGATAGTCATACTGATCTCAAAAAGGTGAAGTATGTACTAGATAATCTTTATGGTGGAGATAATCCGATTACAACATCAAACAAGCATACAAAAATGAGTTCAGATATTATTGCTCAAATGCCCAAGATGACCGATATTCGTAAAAATCTTAAAGATGGGGTTGACAGCAATCCGATACTCAAGTATATTGTAGGGACGGTTGATGTTGACGGCGAACTGCGTAAACTATCTGGCAGCAACCCAATCAAGGTTCATCAGAATAGTTATAACGGTTTGCCAGCGTGGTTCTCTAACATTAGCGATGACAACATTGAAAAGCTAAAGAGTATTGTAGGTAGTGCATTTTAATTTCACAGGAAAATAGGAGTTTATCATGAGTGTTCCTTTTATGTGGGTTGATGGTAATCTTACGGTGATCCTTAATAACAAGGCTCATCAGGTTCTTCCAGATCATATTAATTATCGGCTGATTCTGGAGGCTCTTCCAACTGCTTCTAATGATGAGTTGGCACAGTTGGTTGATCTTGAAAAAGCCGTTGAGAACTTTAGTCAGGGTATGGTTGAAGTCAAGAACGGCAAGGTGTTGTATCAAGGCGAAGAAGTTCATGGTAGTATTAGTAAGCGTATTCTGGAGTTTATGAAGAAGGGACTGCCGTTCCAGCCTCTTGTAAACTTTCTGAATAATCTTATGGAAAATCCAAGTATGCAGAGTCAAACTGAACTGTATGATTTCTTGGAGCATGAATTGCTTCCGATTACTGAAGACGGTTGTTTTCTTGCATACAAGGCTGTGCGTAGTGATTACATGGATAAGTATGCTGGTACTTTTGACAACCATGTGGGTAATGTGTGCGAAATGCCAAGATCAAGAGTAGACGATAATCGCAGCGTAGGTTGTTCTAAGGGTCTTCATGCTGGTGCATTGAACTATGTGGCCGGTTATGGCAATGCTGATCATGGTGACCGCATTGTAATTGTGAAGATTCATCCCAAGGATGTGGTGAGCGTTCCTAGTGATTGTAATCACGAGAAACTTCGTACCTGTCGATATGAAGTAGTCGGTGAATATCAGGGCGAATTGCTAAAGCCTCTCTACAAGAGTGAGTTTAGTGAGGATTCTTATTACGAAGACGAAGAGGATAATCTGTATGATGAATACGATGATGCGTACTGGGATCAGTATGATGAAGAAGATGAGGATGATGAATGGGGAGGTGCTGTAGACGATGAGGATTATTGATTGATAAGGGATGTTGGTCGCCATAAAACGCGACCGGAAGAAGATGGTCCGCTGGGCGGATACTAGTTAAAGTGTGGTTCGATTCCACAACCATCTTTTTAATAGGATGTTGATTTTGATAGGTTATGTTATCTATCCCGGCATCTCTATGATTTTGTAGGTAGAGGCACAGGAAAAGGAAAAGATATGTTTAGTGATAAGTTGGCTTTTAATCCCTTTGATAAGAATAACGATGTTAACTGCGGTTTTGCTCAAGATGCTAGAGCTAAGTTCCTAGACTCTTTTAAGCAAAGCCATATCTTTGTTTACAATGGTAATCCACGCAAGAAAATTAGTAGCATGAATCATTCATCTGGAGATAATGGTCTTGCAGAAGCGGTGAGGGCCAATGTAAGCAATCACTCAGATGTTTATTTCTACGTTAATGGTGGACGTAAACTTTATGCCATCAAGCAGTTTACTTGTTGTTTCTGCGATATGGATGCTGGTCGTGATGAACAAGGTAGCTATTTCAAGCCAAGTATTGTGATGCAAAAGAAGAAGGACTTTCTTGATGCTATCAATGATTTTCCAGTAAAACCAAGTTGGGTGGTAGATACTCGTAATGGTTATCAGTGCTACTGGATTTTTGATGATGCTAGTCGAAACATTGTGGGTCATAACAAGACCTTCTGGAATGGTCTGCAAAAGAAGCTAGTGAACTACTTTGGTGGAGATCCCCGAGCCATCAAGCCCAATCAGATTTATCGTGTTCCTTATACTTGGTGGCGTAAGGAATGGGAAAAGAAGGCTCCGTATTTTACGAGTCTGCTTCCCGGTTGTACTGGTCAACCGATTAATGTGGCAGATCTTAAAGCGGCCCTTACTGGTCAACCAGCCACTCTACAAATCGTTCCTGAAAAGTGCAGCGATGAATGGTATAAGGGTTATGCTAAGGCTTATAAGCAGTCTGATATTACTGGTGTTCCAGTGTCGGCCTCTGTTGCTACAGACATTCTGAACCAACTCAGGCACGAAGAGACGGACAAGCAGATAAAGACGATCTATAATAATCCAGACGCTCTAAAGTATTATCGCACCTATGGTAATCCTATGCCGGTGATGCCTGTGTCCGATGACGAAAAAGATACGCTACAGACGCTACCAGAGGATACTGGAGACGAGGATATAAACCTTGATGGGTCACAGACGCAACTTTTAAAAACCGTTGTGGAGTTCCTAAATCAAGTGAGTACTCCTCTCTACTTTAGTAATAATAGATTCCTCTCTAATGCTGCTAAAGAATTGGCCAATAAGATTAGCGATAAATTTTGTATCGGATAAGAACCCTTATCAAGCAAGTGTCGTATAATGGTATTACCTTAGATTTCCAATCTAATGACGAGGGTTCGATTCTCTCCACTTGCTTTTCAAACAAACGGAATACAATAATGCATCAAAACGAAGATGACGAAAATTATGATGATGACGAATCATACTATGATAGTCAATATAAATATAAGCACTATTTTAAGTTTGATCCTGCTGCTTGGGACGCTTGGGGTAAATGGCTGTATGACGCTATGAAAGAAATAGTTGAAACCAACCCAAACGTCTGGTATACTCCAACTTACATCGAAGGATGGCCGACCAAAAAGTTTCCTGTGAATAGTTACTTTCCCAATACTGGTAAAGACCAAAAAACTTTCCAGTATTTGGGGAATAACTATGATGGTCAAGCTATTTGGAAGAAAAAATATTTTGTTAGTAATCCCATACAAAGTATCTATATTGATCATTTAGCCGCTAATGCTGCGTATTTTGTTAAACAACCACATTACTATAAAGGACTGTTCGATATACTGAACTAAATATTATGGCAGCAGAAGTATTCATTATAGATGATCTCGACAAGTTTATAGAATGTACCAGGGTATTGATATATCAAAATTTTGGATCAGATACACGCAAAGATATATTAGAAACAAGTTTTGATATAAATAAATTAGATGCTGTAGAGCTTCAAGAGCTAGATTCTGTACTGTCTCAAACAGAATGTCTTTTAATGGCTAAGGATTATATTAGGTCACAACAGCATAAAACCAACAAGACTATTAGGTATCTTATATCTAATAATGAATACATGAAAATGATAGAATGTTTTAATAGTCGTATGGTAAGTAATATGCTTAATAATTTGGTAAACAAAGGAGTACTAGAAACAGCATATGATGCTGAATCTAATGACTTTATTTTTTGGACTAAAAATGACGACACAAAATCAACTAATCAAAAACCAGAAACCGACTGAACTAGACGTACATCTAAAATATAGGTGTCCAGAATGTGCGAGAGATCATTGGCTTGCATTGAGAGAAACTCAGACTAGAGGATTTATTATAGTCTGTGAATGTAGTACTATTATCAAGCCAAAGCTAATTAAAGATATCAAAATTCAATATAATAAAAAGATTAAAGCTATTGCGCAACCAGCAGTAGAGACCATAGAAACTATAGAAATACCAGAACCCGTGGTGAATATTATAGTAGAAAAACCTGAGTTGATTCCGCCAGATAGTCTAATAGATAGTTGTGTTTCTGTTTTACAAACTTATGGGTTTACTGATACCGAAACTAAAGATTTGATTCATAAAACATACCAACAGCACAGCACCTGTACAGTTAGTGAATTTATTCGATACTGTTTAAAAAATATTACTTTGGGAGAAAATAATAATGGCTAATCTTGTTAGACCTTCTACTTTTGATGATGTGATTGGTCAAGAAGATGTTGTACAAAGATTAAAGATTGTGGTGGCTGGTTGCAAGTCTACAGAATCAGTAATGCCTCATATTTTAATTGACGGGCCTCCGGGACTAGGTAAAACCACGATATCTAGTGCTATTGCTAATGAACTAGGAGTCAATCTTTACACTATTAACGCGGCAAACATTCGTAGTGTAAAAAATCTATTGCCGTATCTAATGGGCATTGCTCCACGTTCTGTATTATTTATTGACGAAATCCATAGACTACCTAAGATTGTTGAAGAATTTTTATATCCAGTAATGGAAGACTTTGTATTGAATATTGTACTAGAAAGCAAGCCTGAACAAATTGATCTACCTATGTTTACTGTGGTTGGGGCTACTACTAGTGGAGGTAGTTTAAGTCAACCATTTTATGATCGGTTTGCAATGAAAGAACATTTGTCTTTCTATAACAACACTGAACTAGCTAAACTAGCAGAGTTGAACGCCAAAAAGCTCGGACTAAATATTTCTCAAGAAGCTCTATTAGAGATCGCTAAAAGAAGTAAGGGCACTCCTCGTATCCTTAATGCTAGACTGCAATGGTATAAGAGCTTTGTGAGTTATCATAACAATAACAATTCTTCTGTAGATGAGATTTTTATGAGTCAGGGTATTGACGACAAGGGACTTGATCTGTATGATAGAATGTATTTAGAGGTATTGAAGAAAAACAAAATGAACCCACTAGGTTTAAAGAGCATATCCTCATTAACGGGGATTGCTATGGAAACTATCGAAAATAGCGTTGAGCCATTTTTGATTAGAATGGGCTATGCTGTCAGGACTCCCAAAGGAAGAGTGATTGGTAATGTTTAAGATTTTCAATTTTGGAATTTTACGATATGCTGCCAGATCATCTAAGTGGTCTCAGGTTAGAAAAAACCATTTAAAGTCCAATGATAAATGTGCTGCCTGCGGAACAGATAAAGATCTGGAGGTTCATCATATTGTTCCTGTACATATCAATGCAGATTTAGAGCTAGACCCTGATAATCTCATCACTCTATGCTCTAGGTCATGTCATTTATTAATAGGTCACTTGATGGACTTTAAAAGCTGGAATCCTCATGTAATACATGATGCTAAGAATATTTGTATTAAAATTAAAACGAGACCTTATAAAGACGTATGATTAGATATACAAAAAATTGGTTAAATCATAATGCTTTCAATGCTTTAAATAAATTCAAAGGATTAGATAATCTAAATTTTTTAGAAATCGGTTCTTTTGAAGGACAGTCTGCTAATTTTTTTATTGATAACTAT